TTTCTTTCTGATGGTGTCGCCACCATTAATTAACGGCAGCGTGCGGGTGTTCTGCAGCTCTCCGTTACCGCCACCGCCACCGCCACCGCCGCCACCTACGCCTACGCGAAGATCCTTTGCTGGCTGCCGCAGGTTGGCAAGCTTCGACCAACCGTTGCCGCCTTTCTTGTAAAAGCTGAATTCGGCAGAGCTGATGTCAATCCAGTGATCACCATCTTTACCGTCGTCAGCCTGTGGAGCTCGAGGGCCAGACAGGACGGCTTCACCATCGCTGCCAGCCTCACCAGGCAATCCCGTAGGGCCTGCTGCACCGGTTGCACCTACAGGTCCAACAACACGGCCAACATTAATAATCTCGCCCGTCGAAAGGCTCAGCAGTAAGTCACCACTGCTATTAACGACGGCTGTATCTACAAATGATCCATCTCGGCCTGGAAGACCGTCCGCACCGTTCTGGCCTGTCGCACCAATTCGGCCATCTCTTCCACTTGCACCGACATCACCCTTTGGACCACTTGGCCCGACTGCGCCAGCTTCACCGTCAGCGCCGGGTTGTAAGTCGATTTTTTTAAACGAGCCATCCGTCAACCTCAGCGTGAAACTTGAGCCATCAAATTGCTCGACCTTGTCGATCCCTACCCCTGTGTCACCTTTGGGGCCTTTCTGTTTCTCCTTTGCCTTCTCTAGCAGCTCCAACAGCTGAAGATCGTCCATTGGGATTGCGCTTCAAAAACCGTATAGAAAGATTCTAAGCCTTAGTTTTCGTCTTCCTCATCTTCCTCCGCCAGCTTTCGCATTCTCCGAACAACTTCTTTTCTTACTTCTGATTCTTCCTCTTCGACTGATACTGATTCGCTTTCTTCATCTTCAGCGAACACACCGCCTGCAGCAGATGCGTCTAGATCCATGAGTTTGGTTGACTCAATTAGTTCTATTTCTTTCTCTACATCTACATCGGGCAGGCATTCGCCTCTAACTAACATTTCCAAGAGCGTATTATGCGATATTGCGCCCTGCACCCAAAGCGACAAGTATTGAGAAATTTGATTATGTGAAAGCTCTTGTAAATTGAAATCTCTAGATACAGTTACAAGCGGTGCTTCACGGCCTACATAATCGCCAACCATATCAAACGCATTTTGTAGACATCTTTCAAGATCTTGAGCAACCACAGATAACATCGAATCGCTATCTGAGCGATCCATACTTTTAGCTTCAGCCGTCTCGCCTACATACGTTTGATTGAAAAGCGTACTAATGCCAAGATTTCTGCACTGATTTTCTAACTCAGTAATGTAATTTTGCTGCGCTTCAAAAGCAGAGGAAGCAGGTTCGGCGTACCCGACATCACCAGTCTCAGGTAGCAAAATCGCAGTGTTAGCAGACAAACCAATTTGATCGTCACCATCGTCTGAAAAGCCTTTCAAGTACATGATCGGCTGACTTGCTACATGGAGGCTATGGAATAGATCACACGACCTAACTGCATGTTGCAGATTGAGATGAGCAATCGGCAGTAGTGGCGGCTTACTTATTAGCTCGCCCAGTTTCCCGCTATACGTCACCGCTAACGGGATATAAGGCAGGCTTGTAGTTCCCTCTTGATGCAGTGCCCAGCCATCTTCACCTTTGCGCCATAGCGACCAACTGCCCTGTTCCAGAATTCTGATCTGATGAATTACCTTTGTTCCAAAATTGCCAAAATTTTCTTCTACATACTCAGAGATTCGAATCTGATTAATCTTTGCTAATGGAGTATCAGCTTCTTTCCTCCATCCGAGCACTTGCGTCGCTTTGATTTCCAGGAAGAAGGGTCTTAGCCCCAGCTCTCGCTCTTCTCGTAAATTATTAGCTGCCTCAGTTGAGGGATAATCTACGCAAATTGCACTATGGCCAAACAAAAGGCTGTGTAAAACAACCTGACGCGCAAACGAGTCGAGCTCTGTGCCATACCCGTCCACATCCTTTGCGAATAGCTGCCACCATTCATCGACCTGTTGACCATCTTCCCTTGGTTGCAGAGTTATTGGTTTTCTCATAATTAACCCGGCAGCCTGTTCGGCAATGCGGGTTAAAAAAGGCGACAACGTGGCGTGCGCCACTCTGCGTCGCCAGCTATCGACATCCTCTCGAGGTTCTAAAGGCAGCAAAGTCGAAGCATTTTCCCGCAAACCTTGCGTGCCAGCCTCACATATCAAACTGGGCTGCCATGCCTCAGACATCATCAAATACTGAGCCGACAAAAACGAGGGGTCATTGCCTGCCTTCTCTTGCTCGTTTAAAGCAGCTGGATCGGGCGGCCCATTTAATGGCCCAAAGATCCCATTTGGATATGAATGAGAGTTATCAGCCAAGACGGACCCGAAATAACTATTACGCTGATTCTAAGTTGCCGGATTTTGCATGGATCGTTTTGCTTTATCCCGCTATTTCACGTTCATTCGTCAGTGCGATGAAATCCAACGCATGGAAGACATTGACGAAGTAAAGGATTTGGCAATCACCCTGTTGCGTCTGAATAAGGGGATGAGGGAAACGATAGAAGCCATGATCAAATCAGAGATCCCAGCAACGACTGAAATGCCATTACGGCAAAACCCACGCCCTCTATGATTTAAAAGAAGGGTTGGACCCTTTGGAATGTTCAACGAACCGGGTGGTGGGGACTCCCCGGTTTTTTTCTGCCTACTTTTTCTTCTTTGGCTTTTTCTTTGCAGTTTTAGCCGCGTTTTTAAAGTCCTGATCTGTCGGGGCACCTTTGGCCCCAGGCTTGCGCGGTTTCTTGCCCGCTTTCTTTTTTGCGTTGATGTTCGCGTACAACCCACGCTTTGCAGCCATTTGAAGCCATGACGAAGACAAATAAATTATGACTGGGCCATTGCCGTTACCGAAGACTTATCCAGCCAACCTGTGGCTTTGCTACCGGGGTGTGCGTTATCGCCCTGCAGCGTTGCAACTGTTTGTTGCCCGTGGTGGCTGGGGCAGGGTCAATAAACCTGAGCCATCCGACTCTTGCCGCTGCCAATTTTCCATTGACGGATAGCAGCCAACCTATAGACCACATATCCGGCTGCATCTCCTGCATGACTTAGGTCATCCATGCCGACCCCGCCTTTTTCAGGCTTTCCTTTTTCATCAAAAGCGTGCTGTTCGAAAGTACGGATCAAGTTTTTGCAGCCATTCCCAACTTTGATCTTGCGCTGTTCAATCAACATGTTCAAAGCATTGATTCGATCCTGAATCAGTGGGTTGCTTTGCTGCACCTTCACCTTGTGGCCTGCACGTTTCAAAATTCCAATGTCTGACTCTTGCGCTGCTGCGGTGCTCCGTTGTTTTGATGCAGCGTCAGGGATAAGAATCAGCTGACCACGCTTGAAATGCTCGGGATACATATCCCGCAGGCCAACAGCGATCTGTTGAGTGTCGCGGTAAACGTGCTCATTGAAAAAATGAAACTCATCACCACGACGGACAAGATGCTGCGTTACACAATTTCCTATGTTCAGGTCTACCCCGACGAAAATGGTGTCCAGTAGTTCTGGCTTTGCATCGGTGTAATTCAAGCTGCGATCAAATTCGGGATACAGGCTGCAGCTCGCCAGGTTGACAAACTCGCCTTCCAAGTAAGCCGCGATTAATTGGGCTGGGTAGTTGCGCTCGAGGCTGGGTATGAACTCAGCTGGCAGATGCGGGTTGTCTCTGGTCTTGACCCTGATCAGCCGCTTGTCTGGCCCGTCCTGTTCGATAAAAGTTCGATACGCCCATTTGAAACCTTCAGGCGTTGATGCAACTGCCAATTGATTGACATTGCCTGTCCTCATCCGTGCGAGGAGCATCTCCCCGGCTTTCTGTGCAGTCTCTACAGGGGAAACGTCGCATTCGTCCCAGACTGCAGCCGCAATATTTTGACCACGAATCCGCTGGTAATTCTCTGCGGACATACAAAGGACAGTGATCGATCCAGTTGGCAAATCGATTTTGTATTCAGGCGTCGGCGATGCCCGGTAGGTGTACTCAATTTCCCATTGGGCTAAAGCCAGGTCGATCGCCGGCACTAAGACCTGACGCACCATGGGAAAGGTGGGTTCACAGGCCATGATCACTTTCCCTGGGTTGCGTAGCCCAAGGAAAATCAGCTTTGCGGCCAGGGCAAATGATTTTCCACTGCCAAAGCCTCCGATGTAGCTGAGGATGCGGTGGCTTTCATCGTCAAGAAATTCCCGTTGTGCAGGAAGGCAATCGGCAAGGATGCGATCGCGCAAATCTTGTTCCGCGCCAGGGTTGGGCGGGTCGTCACGATCTTGCGGTTTTTCTAGAAGTGTCCCGCCAGGACATGAGCTAAGCAGCGATGAAGTCATACATCACAGATCGCGTTGATTGAATGGTGTTCAACAAATGCGTTAAGAGCTCGACGGCGAACTGCATCTTTTAGCTGCTGACTTTTGTCTTTTACTAAATGCAGAGAGGACACGTAACAGCACTCTGTAAAGCCGTCTTCCTCTAGGCACACTTCGTACATGTGATCTGAACGAAGGTCGCTAACGCGTAGCTCAGTCATCGTTTGGAGTTAACAAGCGATAGGTATGAGCTAAGCCGTTAAATAATCCATGCTTCGGATGGTCTTTCATGTCCCTACCATCCAAGTGATAGAGGTACTCCATCCAGACAACCCGATTATTCATGGCTGTTAAATCAGAAGCACCGTAACTAGCAGACATGAGGGGATCAGGCTTAATCATTTGGGACCTAGGCCAACGAGAGAAGTTTGAGCATCAAGGCAAGTTTTAGCTACGGCGTATTGGCCTTTAGCTTCAGCCTGTTCGCGAATTGATCTGTAACCGGCGAGAGCTTCAGCCATGAAGGCTTCACGGGACATGCGGCAATCATCTTCAAGTTTTTCGCGTGATTTGGCAATGTAATTTTCGA